GCATAACAGAATTTATAAGCGTGGTTAACAGCATTGACGATGCGAATATAGGAAACCTCGAACAATTAATCGACGAAGCGGATAGAATGGTAATGGTTCAGGCAAAAATTGCAGCGATGGAGACAGCAAACTCAGTTTCAAATGCGATAGATAAGTTAATATCTGTTGTTGCCCCAGAGACAGCAGGTGGACAACCAAGAACCAGAGATGTCATACTTCAAATTAATGACAGGGAGTTCGGAAGAGCAGTCGTCGAAGCGCTTGATGATGATATGAAGTTAAGTTTGGCATAGTAGACTATTTATTTTGTAGCAATTTGGAGATAACATGGCAAATTTCAAAAACAGTGCAGATGACTCGGGCGCTCAGGCAAACGCTGGATACGTTCTTAGATTTTATCATCTTGCTTCTAAGAAAGAATTAAGTTTTAAGGGGTTTGTCTCGGCGTTTTCCGACCAATATCAAAGTAATTGGGATAAAGAAGAAATTTACGGTCGAATGGACCCTATTCAGACTTTTAAGTCAACTCAGAGAACTATAAATATTTCTTGGGATGTCGTAGCGGGTTCATTGGAAGAGGCAAAAGAGAATTTAGAAAATCTTACAACTTTATTTGGAATGTTATATCCTGCTTACGACTCAGGTGCCAGTGGGACGACTGCGATGAGTCATGCTCCACTTCTGAGAATGAAATATTTAAATTTTGTGACAAGACCAGGCGCAGAAGCAAAAGCAACTGCCAGAGAAGGTGGACTACTAGGTTCATCTGCTGGGTTCTCTTTTGAACCTGCAATGGATGACGCTATGTTTGGAGATAATGATGGTAATTTATATCCAAAGGTTGTAAAGTTATCTTGCACCTTCTCGGTGATTCATGAATCTGCTCTTGGATGGTCAGGAAGTTCTCAAAGAACTAAGGGTTTTCCTTATGGAAGAGGGCAGTCGCAACCAGAGACACCTGCACCAACAACTGCAAGAGCAGCAGATTCTAACGCTCCAAATCAGAGCGTTGCAGAGGAGCAAATAATCCAATCAAGTGAAGATGCAATAATGTCTCTTCCAGACGGAACAGTAGGTTATGAGTAGTAGATATAAAAACAGAGAAGTTTACGAAAACACAGAAGACGTTTATGAAGAGTTGCGTGAAAAGAGAGGAGTAAAGAAAATTAATCATCTCGCTTCACCACACTTTAAATCATTGACAAGAGAGGAGAACGCTCAGTTAGCAACAGTGACCCATACTTGGTCCGTTGGTGATAGATTCTATAAACTTTCTTACAAGCATTATGGCACTACAAAGTATTGGTGGTTAATTGCTAAGTACAACGGCAAACCAACAGAATCTCACGTAAATATAGGAGATAAGATAAATATCCCATTGCCTCTAAACAAGGCGATTGCTTTATTGGAGGAACAGTAAAATGTCTGATGATAAAGAAAAGGCAAAAGAGCGTCAAGAAAAGAAAGACCAGCGTGCAAAAGAAATAAACTCCAACGAGCAGTACGTGATTGCACAATCTATGGATATGTACATAGACTATTACAATTCTACCCACAAGGGCACATATCCACCAAAAAACTACACCAGCATAGTTGGCAAAAATGTTCAAAAAACTAGGTCACATCTCTTTGGAATGCAGGGTATGGAGAAATTCATGAACATGAATGCTGCAAAGTTATCCTCTCTTATTCCCAGGGTAAGGTTACTTCAAGAGAGGAGAAGTGCATCTGGAAAAATCGAAGCAGAGGCAGAAATTGTATTTGACGATTTTCAAAGAAACCCAGAACAAATCACTTCAAGCAGAGGAATGAGAGGTTCGGGCGCTGGTCTCAAAAGTGTTTCAATCGACATGGAAGGTGATAACATTGCGACTTCCGACAGAATGTACAAGGTTAAATTAGACCTTTACTTTTCTTCGCTGGAAGAATTGTTCAGAAGAAGACCTACCTTAACAGGCAGCGGTGAGTATCAATATGTCGATATGTTTAAATTACCGAAGGGACCAGATGACGCAGAACTTCCAGATGCAGCAAAAATTAGGTTGTTAAGATTAGAGTACGGATATTATCCACCTTCTGACTCTACCCTATCTTGGACTGAATCAGAGAAAACAGCAATAAGAGAGGCAAAGAGAGTTCTAACACTGAACTTATATAAGCATAGTTTGGATTATAATGAGAATGGTTCTATAAATGTTTCTTTGGAATATCATGGATACACAGAACGAAGAGCAATGAAGATTGACGTATTTGACTTAGGACTTTCAGACTCAGATAGAAAATCTCTTATTGCTGCGAGGGATAAAGTAAAGAAAATAAAGAAGGGAAGTAAAGGTCCATTGGGAGAGAAAGATACAAAACTGGTGGAAAAAGAAGATAAGAAAGCGTCCGAACTCAGAAAAAAAGGTTATCAATCTTTTATGAACTCTGTGATGAAAAATCAGAAAATGTATGTTGTAAGTCATCAAGCAGCGGGCACAGGAAGTATGCCTATATTATATCCTTGGTTTGGAGCAGGTAGTGGGAGAGGTTTTCCGAAAACACTGGACCAGTGCTTTGTGCAGTCGCCAAACATTGCTAAGTGGTACAAGCAAAAGAAACCAGATGATGAAGCGGAAAAATCTCTTATACAATTTTTTTACCTTGGAGATTTGCTCGATAACGTGATAGGGATTGCAAAGCAAGACCCTGGAATGATTAATGGTTTCGAGTTTAGTTTTGGTTCTTTTTTGTACGGCAGTCTTGCCGCTGATGGTTCGGGTAGAACAACATCACAGGGTGCAAAGGAAGTACCGATTAGTGGAATCCCCATATCTCAGGCAGCATTCGCTGATTGGTTTAAAGAAAATGTGCTTGAAAAGGGAGAAAGAATTGCATATAGTCTTTTGGATTTCTTGACAGATATGGTCAAGTTGGCGATGGTATCTTTTTCACTAGAAGCAAGAGCAAATACGCAAGGTCAGGCACCTTCATCGCCAGGACTTCGTGCCCAATCATTTAATACGTCATCTGCTATTCCAAAAGGTGAGGTAGCGAACGTATGGACAACGGTTGGTGCTTCTCAATTAAAGAACGGACTTGAAACAAGAGGACTGACTGAGAACTATTTTTTCTATGGTGTCAACCTTTTGGCAGAAGAAGGGTATTCTTCAAATCAAAATACTGACGCAGATAACGGAATTTATTGGTTGGTCGCCGCATCTGAACATGGAGTGACCAAAAAGATTAAGTATACCAAGAATGACACAAAGTTCTTAACAGAAGCAAGAATGACATCGGGCGGGTTTAGTGAAAAGAAAAGAATTTTGTGGTCTCTATATAAGGCAAATGTAGACATGGTTGGAAACGCCATCTTCAAACCAGGCATGGTAGTGTTTATCACTTCGAATGCCTTTAATCAAGATGAGGCAGAAGACCTCGGACTTGCAGGTTATTTCATGGTCATAAAAGTTAGAAATACTATTGAAGGTGGAAGGTTCAAAACAGAGTTAGAAACGATTTGGACAAAACCTTCCAAACAGAGGACGTAAGCGATGAGATATTTATTTGAACAGAAGGGAGACTCACCATCAGGAACTAACGATGCAGGACCATTAGAGTCTTATGAACAATCTGGATACTATGATGTAAAATTCCCTCAGAGGTTCAATGAGGCGAAACCGATTGTACTGAGGGCAAATATTCGAGGATTGTACGGCAAGGTGGACACATATGGTTTCGCAGTAGTGCCAAAAATGGAATATATATCAGAGATAAATACTACGACAGAAGAGACACATGAAGCACTTCTTGTTGTAAGAGAGTCATTCGAAGAGATGGCAGATTATTATAAGCAACTGGACTTACGAGGTAAATTAAGTCTCGACTCCAAGACCTTAAAAGAACTTGTTCCAAAAAAGTCTTGGAAAAATCCCATGATTTCGTATGCCTCTCACCAGTCTGCAATAATGGATAAATTTATTTCTTTAAAAGATACGGACTCGCCAGAGATTGTTGACTACAAAACCTTTGAAAAATCGTTTATGGAATATGCTACATCTATGAATGAACCTTTTACGATGTCTGGGTATTCTACCTCTAAGTTGGCAGATTCTAGACAAACAGGTTTGGTGATAGACTTGGCAGTCGAAGATTATTCCGAAGATAAATTAAAATATGAAGGATACATTCAAGACCCTAACTTTCAGGTATTTAGAAAAGTTATAAACCGATATGGATTTAGAATTGATAAGCATATTCCTTGGAGAATTTATTTCGATGTCATGCATCCGCATTCTAGAAGAAAACTTGCGAAATATGGCGTTGGCAGTCTTGAACAATTTTTTCAAAAGTATTATGATAGAATAGCGAACTTAGAAATAGAAGGTGTTGATTCCGTTATGAACACTGCTTACAAGAAGTACTATGACACTGACCCTTATTATACTATTTCAAGATATTGTAACAAGAGTGGTGGAACAATAGTCACCACAAAGACTCGTGAGACAATGAGTCTGCAAAAGTTAAACAATAAATATAGCGAAAATCACTGGATTCGTGCCTATGTTTACTTTCGAGCAGTCGAGACAGGCGTGAACTGGAATCAGGCAAAGTTCGATAAAATTGTTAGAGAGTCAATTTCCGCAAACAAATATCGAGGATTGAATCAAATGGTTCTTCAACTCGAACCCTATTTCATCGACAAGACAGGTGAACTTTTTCACAGAAGAGACTTGACAAAGCAAAATTCCTTTGATACAATGATATCATATTTTAGATTCTAAGGCAAACAATGCTATTTCAGGCACTCGACGACAAGAAGGAGTGTGTAGGCGTCTTCGCAGAAGGCGAACTTCACTTTGACGAACTCCCGCAAGACTTAACGCACACTTGGGACTTCTCTTCTTCTATCGACAGGGGAGGTATTCAGTTTGCAAAGATTTATGCGAACGGAAAGCAGTTATCAGAAGTTTGCCCTGAACATCTACAAGAAGACTTTCAGAGAGTTCATAGAAAAATGAATGCGTTTTACAAGTCATTTGTTTTATCGGGTGTTTCTCTCCACGAACATTGCTTTTTCGATTTGGTACCACAGAGACACCTTCTTGAATACTGCTCTGTTAAGAATGAGGTATCTGATTGGGTTTTTCAGAACTATGAAAAACCTTCTAATCACGACTTTCTTGTTAAGGTAACAAGGATGGTAAAAAGTATCGCCCAGCAACATTTTTCTGTTGACAAAAGCGCCCTAAACCGCTATGCTGCGGAGGAGCGAGTTCGCCATTTTAGGCAACGTTTAGGGAACAACCTACAACGTGTGAGTTACAATGCTTTCGGGACCGTGACGGGGCGTTTAACTGCCTCAAAAGCGAGTTTTCCTATCTTAACTTTGGATAAGAAGTTCCGCAATGTAGTGAAACCAAAAAACGATTGGTTGGTGGAGTTAGATTTTAACGCAGCAGAACTAAGAACCCTACTTGGACTGTCTGGAACACCTCAACCAGAAGAGGACTTACACCTCTGGAATGTTGAAAATATTTATGACGAGGACACAACAAGAGAAGAGGCAAAAGAAAAGATATTCTCTTGGTTGTATAACCCAAGTGCTCTTGACAAGAAAGCAGAAAGTTACTATAATAGAGATAAACTAGTTGAAAAGTATTATTCAGAAGGCAAGATAAGCACACCAATGGGAAGAACTATCCAATCACCAGATAGAAAAGCACTGAACTACCTTATTCAGTCCACTTCTAGTGATATTTTTCTCAACAGTGCTTACAGTATATGGGAAATGTTGGAGAACAAGAAGTCAGAAATACGTTTTCTTGTACACGACAGCGTTCTATTGGACCTATCAGACGAAGATAAAGCACTTTTGCCTGAAATGATTGATAAATTCTCCAAAACACCACTTGGAAAGTATAAAGTTGGGGTTTCTATCGGCAAAAGTTACGGAGAAATGAGGAAAATGAAATGAATGTAGTAGGTTTAGGCAATGCAGGTTGCAAAATCGCAAAATACTTCGAGCGATATCCTCAATACAATGTTTTTACCATTGATGAGGGATTGAAAAAGACTTCTAAGTCACTTGGCATCACAAAAAGAGCAACTCATGAGGAGTATGACAAGAAGCAGATAAGAATGACACGTTTTGTAGACCAAATGCCAGACACAGGCGAATGTTTGTTCATCATGGCAGGTTCTGGAAACATTACAGGCGCATCTTTGCAGGTTTTAAAGTTTTTGAAGCGAAAGTTCCAAGTAGATGTTCTTTACATCAAACCAGACCATGAACTTTTGGGTAGAACCGCTTATTTGCAAGATAGAATATGTTATAACGTACTTCAAGAGTATGCTCGGTCAGGTGTCCTTCGTTCTATGTGCATTATTGGCAATACCCAGGTTGAAGAAATTTTAGAAAACAACTTGACAGCAGCAAATTATTATGAGAAGATAAACGAGTTAATTGGATACACGTATCACATGGTAAATGTTTTCAATAGGACGAAACCAGTCTTGGACAACAAGATTGAGAACACACCAGAGACAAGAATTTATACTATTGGAATGGTGGATTTCGAATCAGGCGAAGAAAATAATTTTTTTCCTATTGACAACGAAACCAATAGGTGCTACTATTATGCTGTAAACGAAAATGTTTTGGAGGAGGACTACAAGGTTTTAAAAAATGTAAACAAGCAAGTAAAAGAGAAGATGAAAGATTTGCAGGGTGCTTCGTACCAGATTCACTCAACGAAGTATGAAACTAACTTTGCTTTTGTAGAGGTTTGGACTTCTAACATTCAAACATATCCAGAGGAATAAAATGGAAGAAATGGTAAAGGGAGAATCTGTAATCGCTCGTCAAGACTATAATCTTTATGGAGTAAACGTCAACGGAAAAGAAGGTATCTATTGCGATACAAACAAAGAAACAGGAAGAGCGTTGATTTACTTTCCAGAAGTAGAAGAGTATGGCGAGATTATTGATTTTGACAGAGTGAATCCAGGCGTTGTGCCAGAAGATAATAAGGACTTTGCAGGGAGACTTTCAAAGTTGGAATTTACAATTGAGAGAAACTTTACAGGTTTCGGTTCAGTAGTAGGAGATAGGAGATAAAATGACAGTAACTTCTTATACAGCAACATTTGTAAAATCAAATGGTGATAATAGACAAATGAACTTTGTTCGTTTAAATGACTTACCAGAAACATTTTTATCTGGTAAGATTAAAGGCAATGGAGCACAACGAACTCTCAACGAGGGGCAGGAGGTTGTCTGGGATTTAGATAATAGCGGATTTCGTGTCTTCAATTGGAAAACGATTGTAGGCGAGGCAGTAACAAACAATGTAACACTAGATGCTTGAAAGATTAGTCAAGCATACTCAAGGGTAATTCACCCACAAATAACCATAAGATAAAGGAGAAATAAATATGGGTATTGATTTAAGCAAGATGCGTGCAAAGTTGAACGCAGTACAGAACCGAGGCGGCGGTACAAAGAAGTCTCAGTTCTGGCGACCAGAGGACGGCGAGCAGACGATTCGTATTGTTCCGACAGCAGACGGAGACCCTTTCAAGGAGTTCTTCTTCCACTACAACTTGGGCAAGAACGCAGGATTCTTGTCACCAAAGAAGAACTTTGGCGAGGATGACCCGTTGGATGCATTTATCCGACAACTCTTCAATGAAGGTACCGAGGAGAGCACTAAGATGGCAAAGTCTCTCATGGCACGCCAGCGATTCTTCTCACCAGTTATTGTCCGAGGGCAAGAGGAAGAGGGTATCAAGATTTGGGGATACGGCAAGCAAGTTTATGAGCAGTTGCTAAACCTTGTTCTCAATCCAGAGTACGGAGACATCACCGACCCACAGGAGGGAACTGACCTTCTTTTGAGTTATGGTAAACCAGCAGGAGCATCTTATCCGCAGACTAAGTTGATGCCAAGTCGTCGAACGTCTCAGATGTGTAAGGATTTGGAAGGAGATGCTTGTACTCAGTTACTGGATACTATTCCAGACTTTAACACTCTTTTCGAGCGTAAGACACCAGAGGACGTTCAACAGATGTTAGATGAGTATCTCGCAGATGATGGTTCCGCAGAGGAACTTTCTTCCGAGACCACACGCTATGGGGGTTCAAATACTACAACCGCAACAAACGCAAGCGGTGGAACCAGCGTCGATGATGCCTTCAAGGAACTTCTTGGTTCCTAGAAGAACTTAAAATCGTAAAGGGGGCGTCTGCCCCCTTTTCTTTATCATAAAGGAGAAGAAACTATAAATGGCAAAAAGTAAGCAAATGACTGGAAAGATGTCTATGACAGACATTCGAAAGTTGATTAATAAAAAAGCAGGTAGAGATGTTGCTCATAATCTGCAAGAGGAAAATCCAACTGACGTAAAGCAGTGGATTCCAACTGGTTCCCGCTGGTTGGATTCTATTATTGCAACGGGCAAGTTGGCGGGCATCCCTGTTGGTAAATACACGGAGATTGCAGGACTGGAAGGTTCTGGCAAATCTTACCTTGCAGCAGGCGTCGCAGCGAATGCACAGAAGTTGGGAATAAGCGTTGTCTATTTTGATTCGGAATCCGCAATCGACTCTCAGTTTTTAGAGAGGGCAGGTTGTGATTTAGAGAGTTTAATGTATGTGCAGGCAGAGTCGGTGGAGTTTGTTCTAGAGACAATCGAGGACTTACTTAGTATTGACAATCAGTGGTTATTCATTTGGGACTCACTTGCGTTCACTCCTTCTATTTCAGACATTGAGGGCGATTTCAACCCACAGTCTTCTATGGCAGTTAAACCCAGAATTCTTGCAAAAGGGTTATCAAAGTTGACAGTACCTATCGCTAACGCTAATGCAACTCTTTTGATTTTGAATCAGTTGAAAACCAACATCACAAGCAATGTTGCCGAGGCAATGACAACACCTTATACTACCCCAGGTGGTAAGGCAGCACAGTATGCTTATTCTCTTCGCATTTGGTTGACTAAACCAAAGGGCAAGGCAACTTTTATTACTGACGAGAATGATTTCAGAATTGGTTCAACAGCAAGGGTTAAGTTAGAGAAGTCTCGCTTTGGAACAACTGGGCGGCGCTGTGAATTTCAGATTCTCTGGGGCGCTGGACTTTATGGAGTTCAGGACGAGGAAAGTTGGTTGGATGCCATCAAGGGTTCGGAGAGACTGAAGACGGCAGGTGCTTGGTATACACTTGTAACTGACGATGGAACTGAACTAAAGTTTCAGAGAAAGCAGTGGTTAGATAGACTGCAAGAAGAGAATTTTCGTCAAGCAGTCTTTTCTATTATGGATGAGCACGTCATCATGAAGTTTAAGAATCGTGAGGGAAATGCTTCGGACTTCTATGATGATGAAGAAGCAGTAGAACAAGTAGCAGCAGAAGAGTAAAATAAAGTACTTTTTTACTTGACATTAAACCTCTAGTTTGATAATATGGTGTCAACTAGAGGTTTTTTTATGGAGAAATTATGAAGAAGAAAGTAATGATAGTAGACGGAACGAATAACTTTTATCGCTCTTACATTGTGGACCCGAGTATGTCAACCAACGGCGCTCCAATCGGTGGAGTGAAGGGTTTCTTCAAGACACTTCAAAAATTGTCAAGAGAAATACAACCAGACCAAATTGTTATTTGCTGGGACGGCGCAGATGGGTCAAGGAAGCGAAGAACCATTGTAAAGACCTACAAGGATGGGCGCAAACCTCTTAGACTAAACAGGACAGATAGAATTCTCACAGAGAATCAAGAAAAAGATAATAAGATTTGGCAACAGGTCAGATTGATGGAATATCTCAATGAACTGCCCGTGATGCAATTTGTGCTAGATTCAGTTGAGGCAGACGATATTGTCTCTCTTGTAGCACAAGACTCACGTTATGATGGATGGTTCAAGGTCATCGTTTCTTCAGACAAAGACTTTTTTCAGTTGTGTGATGATGAGACTATCATTCACAGACCTATTCAAAAAGAGACATTGAATAAACCGAGAGTCATAGAACGGTTTGGTATTCACCCAAGGAACTTTGCGCTTGCTCGTGCCATCGCTGGAGATAAGTCAGATAACCTTCCAGGCGTCCCAGGAGTAGGTCTAGGTACTCTTGCAAAGAGGTTTCCTTGTCTATCAGAAGATAAAGATTATACATTACAAGAACTTGTGGATATTTGCGAGGAAGTAGAAAAACCACTAAAGGTTCATCAAGGAATTATGGATAATCAGGATGTCATTGAGCAGAATTACAAAATGATGCAACTTTATTCTCCGCTTATTTCAATTCAGGGAAAACAAAAAATAAAATACGCACTCAACAATTTTGAGTTTCAGTTTAATAAAACTGAGGTTGATAAAATGATGGTTTACGATGGATTTGGTACGGTTAACTTTACTGACCTCTACGCTATCTTTAGAAGAATATGTGTTGACAATTCTAATAAATAATGTTATCATCTTACAACAATCAATAGGAAATCAAATGGCGGCATCTGCAATGAAAGAAAAGACAGACTTTTCACATTATGGTACAAAGTTTCAAGAAGGACTTGTTCAAATTATTTTAGACGACAGGGTTTTCGCAGACCAGATAATGGAAGTGTTTGATTACGACTTTCTAGAATTAGGATATCTCCGTTCTTTCGTGAAACTCGTCTTTAATTACCGTGAAAAGTATGGTACTCATCCGAGCAGGGAAACAATGCTTACCATCGTGAGAGCAGAACTGGACAATGAGACTGATTTGTCAAAGAAGCAGATAAGAGACTATTTCTCACGACTATCCGCAGCACCAGTTGAGTTTACTTCTGCTCCATACATTAGAGATACCTCCTTAGAGTTTTGTAGAAAGCAAAATGTAAAGAAGGCAATGTTGAAGTGCGTTGACTTGGTAAAGACATCTTCATTTGATGAGATAGCAAAGATTATGACAGAATCTATTACACTCGGTTCTAGTAATGATGTCGGATACGACTATATGAAGGACTTTGAGAAAAGATTTGAAATAACCATGAGAAATCCAGTTGGAACGGGATGGGTTCCAGTTGACAATATTACAGGTGGAGGACTGGGTTCTGGCGAACTTGGTGTCTGCATCGCTCCGACTGGTGCTGGTAAATCTATGGCACTCGTCCACCTCGGTGCAGAAGCATTAAAGCAAGGTAAGACAGTTGTTCATTATACCCTAGAACTTGCTGATACTGTTGTTGCGAGAAGGTATGATAGTTGTTTGACTGGAATTGAGTTGGGTAAGGTTGTTTACAACAAAGATTATATTCTTGGAAAGATAAAAGATATTGAAGGTAAGTTAATTGTCAAGGAATATCCAACGAAATCTGCTTCCACAAATACATTGAAGACTCACTTGGAAAAGTTGGTCCGCAGAGGAGAAGAGATTGGCATGGTTATTGTTGACTATGGCGATTTATTGCGTCCAGTTTCCATACAAAAAGAGAAGAGAAACGAACTAGAGTCTATTTATGAAGAGATGCGAGGCATCGCACAGATTTACGGTTGTCCACTCTGGACAGCATCTCAAACGAATAGGTCAGGTAAAAATGCAGAACTCGTCACGACAGAACATATTTCCGAAGCATTCAACAAATGCTTTGTGGCTGACTTCATATTTTCGTTGTCAAGAAATAATGAGGACAAGGTTACAGACTCTGGAAGGATTTTTATAGCAAAAAATCGGAACGGGGCAGATGGATTAACCTTTCCAATACACATGACTACAAAAAACGTTAGGATAAGAGTTTCTAACACACAAAATCTTCAGGGTGTGGTACCCCAGAAGTCTTCCGATGTTGTTAAACAACAAGCGGAATCGTTGAGAGAGAAATATAAAAAACACAGGACAAGTATCATGAACAAGAAGAAGGAGAATAACACGTAATGTATACAGAAGAGCAGGTTAGGAAGGCAACCTTAGATTACTTCCAAGGCGATGAACTCGCCACCAACGTCTTTATGACGAAATATTGCCTGAAAGATAGGGAGGGTAACTTTCAGGAACTTACGCCAAGGGACATGCATAAGAGACTCGCATCAGAATTTGCGAGAATTGAAAGTAAGTTCGGCGGTCCTCGTGCCTTAACCGAGGCAAGGATTTATGATTATTTAGATAATTTTAAACATATAGTTCCACAAGGTTCGCCAATGATGGGCATTGGCAATGATTTTGTTAATGTTTCCTTATCAAATTGCGTAGTAGTTGCGTCACCAGAGGATAATGTATCTTCTATTATTAATTCTGGTAGAGACTTGGCAAACCTGTTCAAGCGAAGATGTGGCGTAGGTTTGGATTTATCCGAGTTGCGTCCAGATGGGGCAATTGTAAACAATTCAGCAGGCACTACGACTGGTGCTTGGTCATTTGCTGACTTCTACTCTTACGTTTGTCGTATGATTGGACAGAATGGTAGACGAGGTGCTCTAATGATTTCTATGGATGTTCGCCATCCAGATATCGAGCAATTTGTCACTATGAAACACGACTTGACGAAAGTCACAGGTGCTAATGTTTCAGTAAAGATTACTAATGACTTTATGCAAGCAGTTGAAGCAGACGAGACTTATGAACTTCAATTTCCAGTAGGTTCGGACAATCCTGACACTACTCGTGAAGTTAAGGCGAGAGACATCTGGAATCAGATTGTAAAGTCAGCAACAGAGACCGCCGAACCAGGTATTCTCATGTGGGACAACATCTGTGACAACCTGCCAGCAAACGAATACAAGGAGGAGGGTTACGCTACTATCTGCACAAACCCTTGTGCGGAGATTCCACTCTCTGCTTATGACTCCTGTCGTCTTATCTCTGTAAACTTGAAGAACTTTGTTGAAAATGCTTTCACAGAGCAGGCGACATTCAACTTCCAGAAGTTTACTGAAACCGTTTCAGCAGCAATGCGTCTGTCAGACGACTTGGTTGAGTTGGAGTTAGAAAAGTTAGAGAAGATTATTGATGTAGCGGATACATCAGACGAAGTAACTCTTTGGAAGAAACTTCATCAAGCGGCGGCAAATGGAAGGCGTACTGGTCTTGGGACTCATGGTCTCGCTGATGCTCTTGCTTGCTTAAATCTTGCTTACGATTCGGAAGACGGGTTAAAGGTCATTTCTGTCATTTACGAGACACTTCGTAACACTGCTTACGGTGAATCACTCAACCTTGCCACAGAAAGAGGGTCTTTCCCAGTGTTCAATTGGGGTAAGGAAAGTGGAAACGCTTTTATTCAAAGACTGCCAGTGGAGATGCAAGACCAGATGGCAACTCACGGTAGAAGAAACATTTCTATATTGACGAATGCCCCAACGGGTTCAGTCTCTATTATGTCTCAGACAAGTTCAGGACTGGAACCAGTATTTAGAAATTCTTACATTCGACGACGTAAGTTATCTCATGATGAGGTAAATGTCACTCCAGATTTCGTGGACGAATTGGGCGATGGTTGGAAGAACTTTGAAGTATTTCACCATAACGCACAGGAGTGGTTGTCGCAAAACCCAGGACAAACCCTTCCTGCCTTCTTTGTTGAATCAGACCAGATTGACTGGATGAAGAGAGTTGAAATTCAGGAAGCAATTCAGAATAACATCGACCATGCTATTTCTTCAACTATCAATCTCCCAGCAGGCACGGAACCAGCAGTTGTTGAAAGACTTTATCGAGAAGGTTGGAAACGAGGATTAAAGGGCATCACGGTTTATGTTGATGGTTCACGTTCAGGTGTTTTGGTCACGAACACGGAAACTCAAACAGAAGATTTTCCACAGCGTTCAGCGCCAAAACGACCAGAGGACTTGGAGTGTGATATTCACCACACAACTATTCAGGGCAAACCTTGGACTATTCTTATTGGTAAGTTAGACGGCAAACCTTACGAGGTTCTCGGTGGAGAATCTAGTTTAATTGAGATTCCAAAGAAGCACATTTCAGGCACTTTAAGAAAAAATTCTTTTAAGACAAAAGATAACAGATATGACTTGACTTTCGGTGATGATGGTGTTATTAAAGATGTAGTTAAGGTATTTGATAATCCTAACAACTCTGCTTTCACCAGAATGATTTCATTAGGTCTTCGTCACGGTGCAGAGGTTAGGTTTATGGTAGAACAACTACAAAAGGATAAGGAAAGTGAAATGTTCTCCTTTTCTCGATGTGTTGCTCGTATCTTGAAGAACTACATTCAAGACGGTTCAGAGGTTTCCTCAGACAAGACCTGCCCAGAGTGTGGTAATGAAGGAATGATTTACCAAGATGGTTGCGCTACTTGCACGTCTTGTGGTTACGCCAAGTGTGGATAAAGTTAAAAAAACTCTTGACAAACAAAAACAACTTGTGTTATAGTAAGACACACAGTCAGACAAAGGAGAAAATATGACTGATACATTTAAGACGCTCGAAGAGCGCAAGGAAGAGCATATCTTGAACTACGTTCAATCACTCGCTGCGCTTGAGGAAGCAATGGAACCTTTCAAGGAGCAAAAGCGAGCATTGAAGACCAATTACGTTGAGAACGGTTGGTTAGACAAGGATGAGATTTCTATGGCAGTGAAGGCATTCCGTATGATTAAGAACGGAGTAGACCCAGAGCAACTCATGGATTTCTACGAAACTGTGAAGCGAGTTAATTGATGTTCACGCCTACCAATAGAAATCTTTTATTGGAACTGAAGACTTCGGAGCAAGAAGAGCAAACCAGTGTTCTCTTGCCCGAGGGTTTTCAACCAAAAGCAGAGTTTGAGGTTGCGAAAGTTGTTGCTGTTGCGTCTGATTGTAACACCACTTGGAAGCAAGGCAGTTTCATTGTCTTCCCTTCTAATATGTTGCAACAGGTTGACATCAACGGAAGTAAAGTAAATCTTGTTTCAGAGAATTATGTCTTAGGATATGTTGAGGGTTAAATGCAAAGAGAAGGGAACACAATTCACCTTTACGGCGACGATATCGGCAAGGTAGAACTAATCCAAACTATTGGGAACGACTTGTCTGTCGTGAATGCAGCAAGAGTAAGTTTCGGTGTTGAAAAAGAAGAGATTGATGAGAAAGATAAAAAACTTATTAATTACCTTGTAAAACACCGACACACTTCAACCCTTGAGCACTGCTTTATGACGTTCAAGTTCGTTGTTCCTCTCTATGTGCGCTCACAGCATCACAGACATAGGACTTGGAGTTACAACGAGATTTCACGTCGATATACTTCTGTAGATTTACAGTTCTATGAACCAAAAACTTTTAGAACTCAGCACGAGACAAACAGGCAAGCAAGTAACTTGGATGAGATAAACCCAAATATCAGCAACTTCAAGGATACGTTGCTTCCAGTTTCTCCAAACTATGCCAGTGATGCTATTATGATGCATCACCGACGTTGTTTGGACTTGTTCGAATCTCTTCTTAATAATGGTGTTTGTAGAGAGCAAGCGAGAGGTGTTTTGCCTCAGAACCTTTACACTCAGTATATTGGAAGTTGTAATCTTTCGAATCTTCTTAAATTTATTGATTTGAGAACTCACGAAGGGGCACAATGGGAGATTCAGCAAGTTGCTAATGCTTGTTTGACTTTTGCTCAGGAGCACTTTCCTCACACAGTCTCTGCATACCGAGAGAATAGACAGGGGCATTAATGCACTATGAGAAACTTGTTTATGGTGCAACACTAGATTCACTATTCTTTGCATTGAAGAATGGTTACCCCCTCGTCTATTCTATCCCCTCCAAACCTTTCGCTCACGACGAAAAAGTAAACAACTGGAAACAATGTTACTTCTTTTTATCCCTCGCAGGGTTTATTCCATTTGCAAATAATATAAGAAGAGCAAAGTTGTTGGATAACAACAAACTAGAACTTCTCACTGAAAAGAAAACTTTTCAAATTTCTTACGACAAGTTATTTTTATTTGATGACAAAGGAATGACTGGACTTCCAGAACCTATTGGCACAACTTCTGACTTGGTTGAGGTGTATGACTGGTTTCAGATTATAAAATGTCCTTCAATGGAGAGTGGAACCAAAGAATTCACCGAGGGATTCATAGAAAAGTTTTATTTTTATACAAAACCAAGAGCGAGAAATACAACTTATAAAGATTTGGTTGCAAAAAGCACTTTAACGAGAAAAGATACAACAAAAGACGAATTTTCAGAATTATTTGCTCGTTTCAAATCAGAAGAATTGCTTTCAAAACACTTTGGCACAGAAATGTCCCTAAAATCACAAAAAAGAGAGATAATCGAGTTAGGAAGAAACGTTTATGAACCAATAAAAGATATTATTTTCCTTGACGAGAAGCAAGAAATAGAATATATTAGTGATAACGCTTATTTGACTAAAATAATGGATTATATGTATGCCGAGTAAGGAAAAACACATAGCAGGAATAGTCCCAATTGCAGGGCAGCGTAGAGCAGACTATGTTTTTCCTTGGCACGACTGTTTAATGCCTTTAAACAAAGATTACTATGCTATCGAGAGAGCAGTTTATGAGTGTGCCGTTGTTGGTTGCGATGCAGTCTGGATTGTCTCTGATTTAGAGTTTCAACCACTTGTAAAAGAGATAGTCGGAAGTTGGTTGCTGGACCCGCTGCAAATGAACAAGAAGAATCGCCAAAAAGAGTCATTTGAGCACAGAAGGATTCCAATCTACTATCTGCCTATTCACCCAAAGGACAGAGAGCGAAGAGATTGCCTTGCTTGGAGTATTCTTTACGGAGCAAATGTTGCAAATATGTTTGCTAGGAGAATCTCGTATAGAATACAGACGGACAAGTTCTGGGTGGCATTTCCACACGGCGTTTATGAACCAGATAATTTAAGATTCTTCAGAGAAGGCGAAAAGCATAATTTTTTACAAAATAAAAATATTGTCTTGACTCACCAGGGCAACTCTGTTATAAATGGAACTCAACTTGGATTTTCTTTGACAAAGGAGCAGGTTGAAGAGAGAACTAAAAACTTTAAAAAGATGGAAGTCGGACATCAATTTGTCGATGAAGAGGGTAAGAGAAGAAAGCGTTCAGTGTCTGAATCTTTCACGGGCAGGTTCTTTTCTCTTGACAAAGTGTTTGAGAACGTCTATGATGGAGACAATTTCCACAAGATAGAGGTCGATGAGTATCATCAGATAGATAAGTTTCAAGGATATCGGGAACTTATGGGAAGCAATATTAATCTAGAAAAACCAGAAGCAATAACAAGATTTAAGAGGAGGAAAAGAGAATGGCGAAAAATGTTTTAAGTTACGAATCAGTGTATGACAATATACCGTATCATATCAAGGAAAGGGTTGGTTTTCCGCTTGTATCATCAAGTCTTACTAACGACCAGATTCGTTTTTTTCTTGAATTTCAAGAGTCAATGAGTAATATTATGTATGAGACTTTTGAAGAAGAAAAGGAAAGTATCAGACAACTGGCAGAAGAGATGTCAACTGTTTGCAACCAAATTCTAGAGGATAAGAAATGACAGATAGACTTCAGTCTAATTTACCGTTCGTAGGACTTCACGCTCACTCTGTGGGTGGTTCTCCTTTTGATGCATTGGGATACGTATCAGAGCATATGGACTCTGCTTATGAAAATGGTCTTGATGCTTTCGCCATTACAGACCACGGCAACCAGAATGCACTCGCAGAAATGGTTCTACACGCTAAGAAGATGCAGAAGTCTGGTAAAGACTTCAAACCAATCTTTGGCGTAGAGGCGTATTTCCATCCCTCCATTAAGCAGTGGAAAGAAGATATGGAGGTGGCAAAACAGAATAAAAAGAATGCTGCTGCCCTAAAGGATACAAATACTTCTGGTGCTGTCGTTGAGACTGAGGTAAGAACATATAAATCTATTGTGAACAGGCGTCATCACCTTGTTATTCTTGCCCAGAACCAAAAAGGTTTAGAAAACATATTCCAACTTATTTCTAAGTCTTTTCAGGGTGATAACTTTTATCGTTTCCCAAGAATTGACTACGATATGTTAGAGCAGCACTCTGAGGGCATCATTGTATCAACCGCTTGTCTCGGTGGTTTGTTCGCTGGTGATATGTGGAGAAATAGAGAAGATGGTGATGAGGCAGTTCTGAATGCCATGCGAGAAACTGCCAAGCGTATGACTTCTATTCTTGGGAAAGATAGGTTTCTGTGTGAGTTGCAGTGGAACAATATTGAAGAGCAGCATGATTTAAATAAGTTTGTGATTCAGGTCGCAAAAGAGTTTGATTTAACCCTTGTCTCAACTGCGGATAGTCACTATCCTACTTCTGAATCTTGGAAAGACAGGATTCTTTACAAGAAGTTGGGGTGGTTAGGTAAGGGCAAGGAAATGGACACCGAACTTCCTATTGACGTAGAAGAAGTAGGTTACGAACTTTACCCAAAGAATGGCGACCAGATGTGGGAAAGTTACAAGAAGTATTCAGCAGAAGCAGGCGTTGAGTATGACGATGATGTTATTAGAGAAAGTATTGTTGTAACACATAAGATTGCTCACGAGATGATTGAATCTTTTTACCCAAGTAACGAAGTTCGTTTGCCTGACTTTGTAGTACCCCCAGGCAAGACAGCAGATGAGGCACTCGTCGCCGCTTCTATTGAGGGGTTGAGAAACTTTAAGTTATCTAAGAAGAAAGACTACGTTGAAAGACTTAAATTAGAACTAAACGTCATTGCCGATAGAGGTTTCTCAAAGTATTTCTTGACAATGAAAGCAATTGCGGATAGAGCAACGCAGGAGCAACTTACAGGTCCAGGGCGAGGTTCAGCAGCAGGTTCACTTGTGGCATACGTCTTGGGTATTACCCAGGTAGACCCAATTAAATATGGACTTCTCTTTTCTCGGTTCTTACGTTCCGACGCAAAAGACTATCCAGATATTGACTACGATGTAAGTTCGCCAATGGAACTTAAAGAAAAGTTAGTTGAAGAGTGGGGCGAAAACACTGTTGTTCCGATTACAAACTGGAACACCTTGCAGTTGCGTTCTCTTATTAAAGATATCTCTAAGTTTTACAAGATACCTTTCAATGAGGTGAATAATGTGACTGGTAGGATGATGGCAGAGGCAACGCCAAAAGCAAAGGCGAAGCACAACATTTCTGCTGGTGTTTACACTCCTACGTTTGAAGAAGTAATGGAGTTTTCAGACACTTTGCAAAGATTTCTACAACAGTATCCCCACGTCAAGACGCACGTTGAAGCACTATACGGACAAGTGCGTTCTTCTTCACGTCACGCTGGTGGTGTGGTAATCGCAGACGACTTACACAAGCAAATGCCTCTTATTACTTCTGGCGGTGTTCGTCAAACACCTTGGTCCGAGGGTCAGAATGTTCGTCATCTGGAACCAATGGGTTTCATTAAGTTTGATATTCTTGGACTTGCTTCTCTCCGAATGATGGAAGATGCAATTCGCTCTATTCTTGTTCGTCATAAGGGTGTCAGGAAACCTACATTTGCCGACATCAAGAAATACTATCAGGAGAACTTGCATCCCGATGTTATCAATTTTGATGACCAAGAGGTTTATGAAAATATCTTTCATAAGGGCAAGTGGGCAGGAGTATTCCAGTTTACGGAGACAGGAGCGCAGAACTTCTGTGTAAACGCTAAACCTAGAAGTATTGTTGATATCTCTGCTATTACTTCTATCTTTCGCCCAGGACCACTTTCTGCCAAGGTTGACAGAAGTTATGTCCGAGCAAAAGAAAATCCAGATGGAGTAGAATATATTCATCCGACTATCAAAGAAGTGACAGAGGAGACTTATGGGTTCCTTATCTTTCAGGAACAAATTGCACTTCTCGCTCACAAACTAGGTAAAGATGTTTCTCTTGATGAAGGTAACTTACTTCGTAAGTTGCTTACCAAGAAGGGCACTGGCAAGGGTGCCGAGGAGAAGAATAAGATTTATCAAAAGTTTGTTACGGGGTGCGTTGAGAAAGGTATTCCAGAGCATAAGGCAACCAAACTCTGGGAAACCTTTGAGTTCTTCTCAGGGTATGGTTTTAATAAGTCTCACGCAGTTTCCTATTCTATTCTATCTTATCAGTGCGCTTGGTTGCTTAACTACTACCCAGTTGAGTGGATGGCGGCATTCTTGGATAAAGAACCAGAGTCTAGAAAAGAGCGAGCAATCAACACTGCTAAGAAGATGGGTTTTGAGATACGTCCTCTTGATATCAACCTGTCAACTCGTAACTGGGAGATTGGTGACGACGGTGCGCTAATTCAACCATTCTCTTCTATCAAAGGTTTGGGTGATGCAGCAATAGACCAGATTCTTAATTTCCGTCCGTTTAATACGATTGAGGAATTCTTGTTTCACGATAGGGTTGTTTACTCTAAATTAAATAAGAAGGCACTGGACGTTCTTGTTCGCTCAGAAGCACTTATGCCTCTTATGGATGAGAGGTTCAAGGGTACAAGACATTTCTGGTCTGCCGTGGCAGTAGACAGGGCAAAGACAAAGAAGAAGTTTCACGAGAACATTGAACTCTATGAACCAGAGGGTGACTTCTCTAAGGAAGAGATGATTGAGCACCAGACTAACTTGACTGGCATGTTTCCTATTCACTTGGTTATGTCAGCATCAGTCCGAGAACAGTTAGAGAACAGTGACATTCCACCACTTGGTGATTTCTACCCAGAGGTTCCAGTTGCTTGGTTTATTCCTCGTGAAGTTATTGAAAGAAAGACGAAGAATAACAAGAAGTATTGGATGGTCAAGGTTATTGATTCAACTTCTACTATTAGCACAATTAAGTGTTGGGGTGTCAGGGACACAGATGTGGTCGAGATTAATAAACCTTACATGGCAAGACTAGACTATAGTGAACAGTGGGGTTTCTCAACTCGTTCCATCAGACATAATTTTAAATTATTAGCATAAAATACTTGAAAACAGAAAAACACTGTGTTATAGTGATAAAAGTTAAAATAAAGGAGATATTATGATTATTGAGTATTCACGAGTTCGCCCAGATGCGAAACCGCCCACGAGGGCAAACCCTTCTGATGCTGGATTGGATTTGTTTTTTAATCCAGAGAGTATTGAAGCGGGAGTTCGAATTAAACCAGGGGAAAGCAAACTTTTTCAAACAGGCATCCGTGTCGGAGTTCCTCATGGGTACATGCTTGAGATTAAGAATCGCTCTTCCGTCGCAGCAAAGAGAAGTTTGCTTGTAGGTGCTTGTGTCGTTGATTCTGGGTATGACGGAGAGATTTTCGTAAACTTGCACAATGTTGGGAGCGAAGAACAGATTGTTACACGTCACGATAAGATTGCTCAGGCAGTGATGGTCCCAGTTGTTCATTTTCGAGCACTTGAGACTGGTACGGGAGATTTGTACAATTGGCATCCAATTACGATTTCTAACCGAGGCGACGGCGCTCTAGGTTCGACTGATGAGTCTTAAAAGAAAGATACAGAAAGCAAAAAAGAAAAAGGCAGAGAAAGAACTAAAAGATAAAGTAATGTCTTTTGATAGAATGCCTGATTGCTGTGTTATGTGTTACAAGGACTTTGACAAAACGAGCAAGGAGCATCATAACACTTGGATTGTTGTCGAGAGAAGAGAGCAGAAAAGGGTAAGTCTCTTTTGCCCAGACTGTTGGGACAATGGGTTGGCGGCAGCAAAAGAACACGTTTATAAGAAGCAGACAGCACTAGATAGGCATCTGATAAAAAAGGAAGACCCGAAAAAGAGGAGGAACAAGGTTGTACCAGATTCGCAAGACTATCCAGAGGTTGAGGATTATATTAAAAAAGGTACGCCGAAGGTTAAAGTCCCCAAAGAAGGAGAAACTAAAGATGAGTAAGTTTATAAGCAAAGAACCAGCATTGACATATGATGATGTTCTGCTTGTCCCTCAGTATAGTTCTATTCAAACAAGAACGCAGGTAGACTTGTCCGTACCGTTTGAACCAGGGTTTAATCTTGCTATTCCGATTATTTCTAGTCCAATGGATACTATTACTGGTGCTAACATGGCAGCAATGATGTTTCGTATGGGCGGTTTGGGGATTATCCATCGCTACAACACTATTGAGAAGCAAGCGCAACTTGTTGAGTCTGCTATGAAGAAGGGTGGTTTTCTACTCGGCGCTGCCGTTGGAGTTACAGGCGATTATCTGGAGAGAACTCAGGAACTTGTTGCCAAAGGTGCATCAGTTATTTGTATAGATGTTGCTCATGGGCATCACAAGATGATGCAAGAAGCAATAGACAATATTAAATCTTGGGCACCTGATTATCTTCACGTCATGGCAGGTAATGTCGCAACCAAGGAAGGGTATGAAGCACTTGCTAACTGGGGTGCTGATTCTGTGCGCTGCAATGTTGGAGGAGGTTCCATTTGCACCACTCGTATTCAGACAGGACACGGGGTACCAGGACTTCAGACTATTCTTGATTGTGCGGAATCTCAGTATGCAGGAACAGTCATGATTATCGCAGACGGCGGTATTCGCAACTCAGGTGATGCGGTCAAGGCACTTGCAGCAGGTGCAGACTTGGTTATGTTGGGTTCGTTGCTTTCGGGGACGGACGAGACGCCAGGAAGTACCTTTGAGGACGCAGACGGAAACTTGCGTAAAAATTTTCGGGGTATGGCATCCAAAGAAGCGCAAAAAGATTGGAGAGGCAAGTTTTCTTCACTCGAAGGTGTGGCTACATCAGTTCCTTGCAGAGGTCCAGTAGCGGAAATCGTCTATGAACTCGAACAAGGCATTCGTTCAGGGTGTTCTTACTCGGGAGTAACCTCTCTAGAGGAGTTAAGACTAAAGGCAAAGTTTATTGTACAGTCTGCTTCTTCGCAAAAAGAGTCAAATGCTCACATATTTGGGAGATACTCTTAATGGAGGGTAAGTACGGAGAAAATAAAAAGAAGATAGTATTTTTTGATACCGACGAGCGTCATAAAGAACTAAAAATTATGCTCGATAGGTACGGATTAACGCAATCTAAACTTTTTCGCTATCTTGTAACTTGTATGTTGGAGGAGAATCAAATATCAAAAGACATTATTCGTATGATAGACGATAACTCCAATAAAAAGTCGAGAAAACGTTCTAAACGAGTACAAGAGATAGAAGAAAAAGCGCAACAAAAGCAAGAAGAAATAGAAAAGCAATTTAACTTAGACAACGAAGAGATAGATGATATCTTCGACTTAATAGCAAGGGAGCACCCAGATTTATGAGAGAATGTAGCGACATTTGCAAGAAACTAAACGTGTCTTGTCCAGAAGAAAACAAAGACTGCCGTTTTTGGATGGACTATGAAGGAGATTTAAACTGTGCTCTTATTGCTATCGACAACAACGATGGAAGACCGATGACTTTGCGTGATATTGGGTTGAGATTGAACCTAAGTCACGTCAGAATTGACCAAATAGCGAAAAAAGCAACAGAAAAGGTTCGTAAAAAACTTAAAAACGACGACCTGTTTCCATAAAACTAACTATTTATAAAGTGATTGGCTATTTACGCCCAAATTTTTATCATTCCCAAAGAAGGAGAAAGAAAATGAAGAAGAACTTGCTTACAGAAGCACAGATTAGAAGAATGGCAACTATTGCTGGTATTCCTGCCCTCAACCGTATCTCAGAAAAGGTTGAAATTCAGTCAGAAGATACTGAAGAGACTACAACTGAAGAGACGACCAACGAGGCAACTGAGGAGACTACCACTGAGGAGACTGAGACAACAAACGAAGAGATTGTTGCCGAAGAAGAAGAGATGGAGATGGACGCTGAAGCACCTGCTGAAGAAGAAGTTCCACAAGAGAAAATCGAGTCACTTGTAGACGCAGTTCTTGCTGCTATTGAGTCTGAGACTGGCGTTCCCGCAGAGCGAGTTGATGACGAAGAAGCACCTGCTGACGATGCACCAGAGATGGATGCAGAACCAGAGATGGACATGGGTGAAGAGGAACCAGCAGAAGAAGAAGAGATGATGGAGGAGACAACTCCTTCACTTGCTGAAAGAATCGCAGCAGCAGTTCAGTCTATTCTTGACGAAGACGCTGCCCTTGAAGAGTCAAACTGCACAACCAACGAAGAAGAAATCGAAGAAGGTAATTGCACAACCAACGAAGAAGAAATCGAAGAAGGTTACGGCAAAGAAGACGACGAAGAGAAGATGGAAGAGGCAAGCGAGGAACAACTCGAAGAAATCACCAAAGCAGTCGTTGCTCGACTTCGTTCTCTTAAATAATTTAAATAAACCTTTTGGTTTGGTGTGAGAGAATAAAGCAGGGCACGAAAATGTCCTGCTTTTTTATTGTCATTATTAACGGAGTAAATAAATGAAACTAGATTTGAAAAACCTAAAAAGTCTCATCAAAGAGGCAGTCGAAGAGCATAAGAAAACAATGCTCCTTGAGGAACCGCAACCGCTTGAAGAAATTGCACTTCGGAATAACCCAAATCCGTTTAAGGCAATTTTCATCTTTGGACCTGCTGGCGCTGGTAAATCTTTTATCTCAGGTAAGTTGGGTATTCCAGAAGAGTTCGTAACTTCCAACCCAGACGAAGACATTGAAGCACAATTTGGTAACTTTGGCGTTGGTTTGAAGTTTGCAGATAAAACAGACTTGGACAACTGGAAGCAACAACAAGCATTTCGTGAAAAACTTCAAAATGCTTCACAAGCAAAAACAGCAAACTGGTTAAACACTGCTACACCTGTTATTTTCGACACAACTGGCGAAGACGTAATGAAGATGGGTGTCCGAGCAGAGGAACTAAACGAAGCGGGTTACGATGTTGCTGTTTTTCAAATTAATGTTCCACCAGAAGTTTCTATTCAGAGAGATAAGGACAGAGCAAGAACAGTTGGTGCTCCAACCGCAACTATCTCAAAACAATATCAGGACGAGGTTCAGGACGACAGAGGATACTTTCAACTTTTTGACGGATATCGCAATATCAAGATTCTTGGTGGCGACATCTATGCTAACATTTATGACTTGCGTGATGATTCACTTCTTGTTCCAAAAGAATTGGCAGACGAAATGAAAACTAAGGACGGAAAACCTTATACACCAGAGTATGCCAAGCAAGTTCTTGCCAAAGCGACCAAAGACCTTACAGACTTTCTTGATGGTTCGACTCGTGAACCTAAAAACAAGAATGGCAAGATTCTGTATAGGGGGATGATGGCGCTTTTAGATAAATCAGGTGATAAATTAGGTAATCGTCTTACTGACTTTATCGTTGCCGCTCACGACCCTGAACTTTTGCAAGACCCAGCAATTGTAGCAGCAGGCGAAAAGATTGCTGAACTTGGTGGTGCAAGAGAAATGTTTGCTAAGGCGCAGCGTTCTCAAAAAGTTGCTGGTTACAAGCAGGGACAGGCAAGGTCGGGAGAAGACGGAAAACTTCGTGACCCAACAGCAGGCGAACTTGATACCAAGCGAAGCAAGATTCCTTTTGAGGTCTGGCGCAAGATGGTTGCCAACGATATCAAGGGTAGAGATGATTTGTCCGACGACGAGAAAAAGAAAAGAATTGAAAAACTTGCCAATATGAAAAAGGGTGACCGCTATACCGATGGTCCAAAACTCACCGCTGAAGAAGCAAAACTTCACGACCAAGTGAAGGAAATCATTCGTGAGATTCTACTTACTAAAGAAGAGTAATTTTTACTTGACTTCGTAGGACAGAAATGATATACAATGGAAGCAAAGAACTTCATAATGAACCTCATCAAAGAGGGAAAACATTTCTTTTATAAAGACAATGTTTTTTATGGAGAGAAGTGCTTCATCGTTTATTCTGTTGTGAAATGGGTCGTTGCGGAAGCAAAGGCAGGAGAGTTCGATGAAGAGCAAGTCAAGAATTATTTAAATGCTATTTCTGCTTACCTAAAGGGAGATATAGAGATGTTCTGGGAAAATGGAACGCTTTATGTTAGGAAGTTGAAATAAGGTTCAAACTAAAAAGGAAAGAGAAACCATGCCTAAAAAGAAAAAGAAAGAAGAAAAAATCCAGGAGGAGCAAGTTCAGGAAGAACAAGTTGAAGAGTTAGAGGAAGAACTCACAGATGAAGAGTTGCTTGAACAACTCGCAGGCGGTGGAGACGGAAAGTCAATCATTCTCCTTCCACCAATGACAGGCGGTAGTACCGCCGAAAAGAAACCGAGAGTCGTACCAGTTATTGGCGACGTATCGGAAAGAATGGCACTCGAAGTGGTCGCAGGACTTTTGACACTTCGTGAGACAGGAAAGAAAAAGGTTCTTGCAGACCCAACTGACATGAATTCTGAAATCATTGAGAAATCTCTCCCTATCGAGATGATTGTATCAACTTTCGGCGGTTCAGCACTTGACATGTTCGGCATTTGTGATATGATGCGTGTCGTTCAGGAAGAGTGTCCGATTATCACAACGGGCATCGGCAAGGTTATGTCAGCAGGTGTTTTAATTCTTGCCTCTGGCACTAAGGGTAGTCGCAGAATCGGTCGCAACACTCGTGTTATGATTCACTCTGTTATTGCTGGTGCTCACGGTCCTATTCACAACATTGAAAATGAGGTTGAGGAAATTAAATGGGTTCAGGAACGATATATCGACGTTCTTGTACGTGAGACGGACATGACAAGAAGAATGGTAAAGAAACTTCTTGACAAGAAAGTCAACATTTACCTTGACGCACAGCAAGCAGTTGATTTCGGCATTGCTGATATTATTATCTAAAGGAATAAAGAAGATGGCAAATTGGGAAAAACTCATTGAAGAGCATTACGAGAAAAAGAGCAAGATTGACGCTGAAACCATTTATGAACTTGTTGAGCAGGTTCTCTTGGAAGAGGGTTATCAAGACTCAGATATTATCAAGAAACACTCTTCAATGAGGTTGTCTACTAAGGGCACCAAGAAAACAGGTGGTGAACCATTTGACGAAGACCCACCAAAAGAACGCTCAAAGTCAGCACCTGCTGGTTTTGGTGTTTTGGAGGAACAGGTTGACGCAGAACTAGACGCAAAAGTACTCGCTGCTACAAAAGAATTTGTCAAGGCAAACAGTCCAGACGTAAACTTGGAAGATATTACGGTTTATGGCGACCCAAAGTTAAGAAAGATAGGAGTACCCACCTTTCTTAGACAAGAAGCGGGATTGATGGATGCTTTGAAATCTGTTCTTCAGACCAGTTTTCCAGACGCTACCGCTATCAACACTCTCCTGGCAACCGACAAGAGCACTCCAATTGGATATGTGGTTAAGAGCGGAAAGAGAAATCTTGCAAAATATGTTTACAAACCTTTTGGCAAAAACATAAACAAGGGCGACATTGCGGAAGGCATCCTTGGTGCTGCCCTTTATGCAAAGTTTATGAACCCTGAACTCAAGGTTACAGATTCAGCAGTCAAGAAAGTACTGGAGATGATAAGTGTTAGACCCGATGCCGAGAAGGATAACCCCAAAAAGGTAGACAAGACTCTCAAAGGCAAAAATGGAGTAGACGAAATTTCGTTTAGGGTTGCTTTATCTACTGGAAACTATGAAGGACTGGTGGACCCAAAATGGCACTCAGAGTTGTCTAATCACTATAAGTCAGCAGTAGCATACGTCAACGGCGAAGCGATTGTTGATGAAGCAATGCAGCAGGAAATGGACAAGAACCCTAACGTGATAGAAGTTATTTCAGATGGTGTCTCGGACCAAACAGGCACCAAAGTAGATGTTCAAGTTAAAGTTGATGGCAAGTTTACCAAACTCGGAAGCATTTCACTAAAAGCAGGTTCTAAGACGATGGGTCAAGTTGGTAGCGGCGACTGGAATAAACTTTCAGGTTTGCTTTCTGACATGTTTGGAATAAAACCCGACTCAGCACTTGAGGAACCTTGGAAAACCGCAGTTTCAAATAGAGAAAAAGCAGCGGTTATCGCAGCAGGGCAAGCAGTTTACAAAGATATTGTTGATGAACTTGCCAGGGAACCAGCACTTCGAAGAGACAAACCAGAAGAGCAAGTTGATGTTATCCAGAGCATCATGTATGGTGTCCGAAAGGCAGCAACTGGAGGCGAGAAGGGTGTTTTCTTAGTTGACTTCGACGGTGGCGATTACAAAGTACTAAACTTTGATGATAAACTGGAAGACGTGTTTAGGAGAAGAGAGAACTTTAAACTAGGGGTTAAGTATACTCAGTCTTCAAGCGGTTTTCCTAAAATTCTTATCAGAGATGATGGGAACAATGAGACTCTAATCGAAATAAGAATGAGAGTTGAAGGCAAGGGCGAAACAATAAAGAATGTTCGTCACTACGTTGAGAAAACCAAGTACCTCGGGAAACTACTCGACATTGCTGAGAGACTTGAGAAAGAAGAAAATTAATCCTTTACAAATTCAAAAACATACCATATAATAAGAAAAGACAACAAACTGGAGGTTGCTTTGAGCAAAGTCTATTCTAATAATCAAGAACTATCAACTAAACTATTGGAGGGTGTAACAACATTAGCAGAAAATGTTGGCGCTACTCTCGGACCTAAAGGTAGAAATGTTATTCTACAAAAGAAGGGTGAAAACCCAGTTATCACCAAAGATGGTGTAACGGTTGCTTCTTTCGTTTCACTTTCTGACCCTGTTGCAAACTTGGGAGCACAGGTTATTAAGCAGGCAGCACAAGTCACAGCAGACGAAGCAGGAGACGGAACAACCACTTCTACTATCTTGTCTCACGAAATCTTTCGTCAAGCGACAGCACACCTCTCTGCGGGTATTTCACCAGTGGAAATTAAGAGAGGAATGGATAAGGCAGTAACTGCTCTTACAACAGAGTTAGAGACGGTCTCACGACCTATTGAAACGCTCGACGATATTCGACACATTGCAACCATCTCTGCCAATGGAGATAAGCACCTTGGAAACCTTATTTCCGAGGCAGTAGACAAGGCAGGCAAAGATGGTGCTATCACTATTGAACCAGCAAACTCTTCAACAACTTCTTTAGAACTTATTGAAGGTTTTCAGTTTGACTCTGGTTATCTTTCACCTCAGTTTGTAACTGACAAGCGCAGATGGACTATGAGACACGAGAACGCACTTGTTCTTGTTTCAGATACAACTATTTCAGCAGTAGAACAAATCTTTCCTGCTTTACAAATTGCTTCAAGAGAAGGACGAGCACTTATTATTGTTGCAGAGGATGTTCAAGACCAAGCACTCGCTGCTCTTATTATGAACACTGTTCGAGGTACAATGAAGGTTGCAGCAATTCGAGCACCAGGATATGGAGAAGACCGACGTGCTTGTCTTGAAGATTTAGCAAGTTCGGTTGGAGCAACTGTCCTTGGTCCTGCTGGTAAGCAATCTCTGTCCAAGGTAGATGTCTCACATTTGGGCACAGTTAAGGTCTGCGAGGCGAAGAAAAACTGGGCAACATTTGTCGGTGGAGCAGGTGACCCAAGCGTTCTCGAAGAGAGAATCGAGCAGTTAAAGGCAGAGATTCAGCAAACAGACTCTCTTAAAGAATGTGAGAGAATTCAGACTCGTGTTAATCGTCTTGCTTCTGGTGTTGCTATTTTAAAGATTGGTGGAAGCACCGAGATAGAAATGATGGAAGCACTTCACCGAGCAGAGGATGCTCTACAGGCAGTTCGTTCAGCGCAAGAAGACGGAACCGTAGCAGGTGGTGGAACAGCATTAGTTCAGGCATCTCAACGACTTAGCGAGGTTCCGTTCGACACCCTTGGGACTGAGAACAACGACCAGGCACTTGGAGCGAGAATTGTTTTGTCAGCAGTTTCAGCACCACTTCGCAAGATGGCATCGAATGCTGGACTTTCAGTTGACTTGACTGAGAAGACTGTGAGAGAAGCAGAAACAGGTTCAGGTTACAACTTTGCAACAGGTGAAGTTAGCAACCTTTACGAGACTGGAGTTATCGACCCATTAAAGGTAACAAAAACTGCCCTCCTAAACGCTGTATCCGCAGCAGGCACACTTATTACCACTTCTCACGGAATTGTTGAGACGGAATAAGAATCTAGAATCTATTTACAAGGACAGGGGATAAACTCTGTCTTTGTTTTATAGAGGAAATATGTTTTGCAAAAAGAACTAGAACTTGTCCAACTACTTGCTTCACTCAACGAGAAAATAGATACAGTTGAAAAGCAGTTAAAGCACTCAACAGACTTATCAATAAAAATAGAGAGACTTGTGGAAGACGTGTCCTCTATCAAATCATCAATGGGCGAGTTACAGTTCATGCTTATGGGCGATGGTCAGAACATGGGCATTGTTACTCGTGTTGCAGGTTTAGAAAAAAACTTTGACGATAGAGAGAGGTTCATGGAAAAGACTGTTGAACCAGCAATGGAAAAGCAGCAAAGAATTCTTTTCGACTTGGAAAACTTCAAAGAAGTCGTTGAAGAGGATAAAAAGCAACGAGACGAAATTATTCTCTTGAAAGAGAGAGTGTCTAATGTTAACAAAATATTGTGGATAGTTGGTTCAGGCACTATTGGTCTGATGGCAAAAGCAGTATTTTCTATGATAAAGTAAAAATAATCTCACAAAAGGGTTGACAAATAACTTCCTATCCATTATAGTTATTATGTATTGAGAATGAGAAAGAAGGTTGATTTATGAGCATATCAAAGCGATTAGAAGAGTTGGTTTCTAATCCCCACCTCAAGGCAAACAAGCGAGATTATAATTTTGCTGTTTCACTTCAAGAAGCATACCAACGCCAGGGTCGCCTGACTCCTGGTCGCCGCCCCTGGCTTGACAGATTGGAAGAGAAATATTCTGAAGAAGCAGTTGCCGCTAGAGCGCCGTCTCTAAACACCGAACTTATTACTCGCATTCAGAATCTCATCGCCAGCATTGAAGACGAGCGTTCTTGGGGTCAAGGTTTCGCAGAGTCTGTTCTTGGGCAGGTTCAATCGGGCGCTACCCTGTCTCCACGTCAACTGGAAATTATTGCCAAGTTAGAGAAAGAGAACAGTTACTCAGTTCAAGTAGAGCGCCAAGAATTTGCTGCCAAGTACAAAGACGAGTCTACTGGTCTCCGTGCAAAAGCATTAGTTGTTGCCAATTACTATCTTACAACTCCTTACTTTCGAGACATCTGTAGAATGGTCGTCGCAGACGAGAACTATGTTCCTAGTCTTTCTCAATACAATAAGATTGTAGAAAACAAATATGCCAAGAAGATTCTTGCTGGTCATT